CGGTGCGTTCGACCACTCTCGGGACGTTGTTAACGTCTACGATTGGGGTTTCTTGGAAAGCCCTATACCGCTCTAATATCTGGTCTGCTTCGGGCGACACCCCACGATAATCGCTCGGATTGAGTTCAAAATTCTTACCTCGTAGAGAAGTATAAACTTTATCCGATTCCACTTTAGGAAGCTGTTTGGACGCATCATTAATGGCGTCTTGGGTAATGTTTTCCAACTCCCCGGGATTTGCGGCGTCTGAGCGAGCGCGCAGCACATTCTTGGCGCCCCCGCCCGCGCCTTGAAGAAACTTCTCTAACCCCCCAAGGGCTGCTTGCGTCCCGGCACCTAAAGCAAAGCCCTTACCCCTGTCGTCCGGCGTCTGAGACGCCCCTAGAGCACCCTGGGCCGCTACTTTGCCTAAGTACGACTGCGCAATGCCCGGTAGCTTAGACATAGCGGACGAAGCCGCCTGCCCCACTCCGGGAATGCCCACGCCTGCCATTACTGCCAACGCATTATTGGTGGCCTGGGTAACTGCGCCCGGCTTGGCATACATTTCCCCGACTTTTCGTGCGGCATTGTCCCATGCCTCTTTAGACCAGAACCCAGGTTTAGAGGACGGATTCACGTGCTTCTGCTCGAGATGCGCCATTTCCTCATCGGTCAGCGTGTCTGGAAGCTGAGCATTCATCTGCTGCTCGAGGTGAGCCATTTGCTCGTCGGTGAGGGTATCAGGGAGGTCAGCCATTACTGCACTCGCTTCCAAACTCCGTTAAGTCGCTGGTAGGTCACGCCGCTGATAGTCTTGGTAGCAATACCTGTAGCGTTAGTGCCTTGCGGTGCGACCTGTTTTGCAGGCCGGGCGCTATAAGCTTCGTCCATAGCAGCCTGTGCTTGGGTGTCTGTAATACCCCCGTCTCCGGCCTCGTCGTCAGACTGCGGATCGCGAGCAGCCCCAGGAGAAGTGAGTTCCCCGCCCCCGCCGATCGTAGCGTAGCCCGTTTTGTCGTACTGATTAACCATGTTCTCCATGGCAGCTTTGTGCTGCGCCATCTTGCTTACGGCGTTCTGGAGACGAACTTTGTTAGTAGCGTCATCAGCGGAAGGGTCGTAAACCTGACCGAACACTCGCTGAATGTCCCATTGGGTGGGACGGGGAATGCCCGCATCATGAAGCATAGAGAGCATGGCGTTCTGCGCCGTGTCTCGGCGGCTTTTCTCAGTGGGTGCTAAGAAACCTTGCAAAGTCGGCCAATGGTCAAGGCCACCCCCCACGGTGCGGTCCCAGGCGTCTCTTTTGCCGGTGTCAATGTCGTTAAGGACGCCCTGCATCTGTCCAATGTTCGAGGCAGCGGACTCACGGCCCCCGCCCTTAAATTCGGATACCTTCTTGCCCGCGTCGGTCTCAGCGGCTTTCTGTGCCGGGGTCAGCATGACGGTAGCGGTGGGCTCCTTCATGCGGGGGTCGATATGCACCTTACCGGCTGTAATAGACGCGTCCTTGCCCAGAAGCTCGCGAAGGCTCTTGACATCTCCAAGGTCGGCTGCGCGCTCGGACTGTGCATTTTCAAGGTCCATTTGCTTTCCCTTGATAAGCTGCGCCAGTGCTGCGTCATGGGCCGCCTGCTGCTGCGAAGATTGAACCGCGCGATGCACCGAGCCCTCTTGGTTTTCCTGGGCTCCACGCATCCAAATAGGAAGAAGGCCATCGAGTTGTTTCTGAGTTAAGCCCATTAGGTTTTCCTCGACATCATCATTTGCTGTTGGTTGCTCATTGTCCCGTATTGACCGCCAGTAGCACCGCCAAGGGCCATACCAGGGGCCTGCGTCGCGAGATTACCGATACCGGCCTGCAAGCCGTTTCCGACGGTTTCAAACAACCCGGGCTTTCGGTTCGCGGCAGCATCGGCGGCTGCTTGTCTAATCTGATCGTTATGTCCAGACTCAGCGTTGTAGGCGGTCTTCATTTCGTCCAGGCGATCCGAGGCAAGCCCGCGAATACCGTTTAGGGCATTACCGGACAGATTGGTCATCATGTTGCGGGTCTGTTGCAGCCTGTTCATTGTGTCCTGGTAGCGGCGCTGAGCAATGTCGGTCTGTGCCTTGGCGAGCATTTCGTTCTTATTACCGGCCAAGCCAGAGAACGTAGCGCCCGCAGCGCCAGAAGCCGCTGAACCGAGCCCACGACGGGCAAGGCTCTGAGCGGCCGATTGTTCTTGCTGACCGAACAGACGGGAAATGTCTCCGGCCGTTTGGCCGTAGGAAGTCATATCGTCTGAATTGAGTTTAAATCCCTGACCGGCTAGGTCTTTTTCCTCACCCGCGAGGCGACTTTGTAATCCACCCTCTCCGTACACGTCTTTTTGATTAGCCATGTTGCGGAAAGTGTCTTGCGCCCCGCCTAAAAGACCGCCCTCGGACAGGTTGATAAGACGGTTTGTCGCTTGATCGGCGACCGGAGCCGACTGACCATCTTGCGAGCCCAGACTAAGGCCCATTTTGTCCATGGCCGCCTTGGTGACTTCGGAGCCCCCCAAAGTACCTACCGCAAGGGCGGCTCGAAGGGGGTTTTTAGTTACCGCGTGAACCGTACTTCCCATATCAAAGCTCTTTCGAAAACCAAGCGGTCGAGCCGCTAATTGTGTAAAGTTTCATACCGTAAGCAATAAGAACGAGCATGGACTCGTGAGCGCCCTTCGCGTTGCCGTCAACTGAGCCCATCATGATGCGGAACCCACCCGCCTTGGCTTGCGCAGCGATGGTATCCGCCATCTCGCGCGCAATGCCCTTTTTGCGGTGCGCAGGCTCCACCCAGTTGTCCTGGATATAGCAGTGGGGGAAATCGAGACCGGGAACGCAATTGTACCCGTAAATCGTGAAGCCGTGCTCGTGCTCCAAGACCTCTTTCCCTTCGCGCTCTCGTAGGTACTTTGCGTACATCATGATCCAAATCGAATATTGGTACGAACGTTGGTCAATCCGAGGAAAGTAACCGCAAGCCAAATTTGGTCCACACCGTCGTCCAGACCGGTACGGATAGTCGTGCCATCAACCGCGATCTCAGTCCCGGCAGGAAGGGGGAGAGTGATAGTAGAAGTACCTCGAACAGCCGTAGCAGATTTTAGCGGGACGAACGTATCTGTGACACTTCTGAACGAGGTATCGCCCGGTTGCCTAATAATGATCTTGAACTGCAAGTCAGCGCCGTCTGCAGAAACCCCGGATGCTGATATAGCCACTACTCCAGCGACCTTAAGCCTTGCGATAGTAGGCTCTGTGGCGGTTTGCGTCACACCGCCGGTAAAAGCGCCGCCCCCAATCTGGCAATTCTTATAAGAAAGGACCGTACTAACACCTTGGTATGTAACTCGGGATGATAGCTGCGTAGCGTACAAGTAGCTACCTACGTATTGGTCACTGATAGGAAGAAGCGACTTTGAGTCGTTCATTAGAACTCCGAGTATTCAACCGAGATACAGACCCCGTTGGTAACGGCGGTGTTAGCGCAGGTAGCGCGAAGTACGGCGTTGGCCGGAAGAACTAGACCCGCGCGCCACTGGGCCGGAGTAAGAGCAGCAACACCGGTTGAGGTCGATGCGGTCAAGAATTCTTCATCGATCAGTCGGTTATTAGCTCCGCCAGAACCCACAGTGTCCACCCAGAAGCGGACTACGCAGGAGCCGTTGGTGCCAGTCGGACGCAGGTAAACCGTGTCAATCCGGCCGCCCGTTGAACCGATCGTAAGAACGGTCGCAATCGTAGTCGGGTTGATATAGGCCGTATCGCCACCGTTAGTAGCGTTAAGAATAAGATTTGCGAATTTCGGGGTTGCCGCAAATACCGGGTTAGATGCCATGTCGTCTCCTTAGAAGTTATAAAAGGCGAGCACTTTATCGGTCGCCGGGGGTGGGGTAGTGTCAAACGTCAGGGCCGAGCCGGTCGCGTTTACTTGCAGGACCTTGCCGGTATCGACGCTGGTCAGCACATAGGAAAGGCCGGTACCTCCTGCGATAGCGGGAAGCTGCCCTACCGTCACAACGCCGTTTGTGCTCGTATAGACGGTCTGGTTAGCCGATGTAGTCAGCGCAACAACATGGCCCGAGGCGTCGTCGGCGATGAAGCCGTTCACAACAACACCGTTTAAACGATCGAGCGACAGCCCGTACTGTTGTACGTTGGTCGAATCGAGCTTCGTCGTGTTGAGAAGCGTCTTAATCGCGTTAAACTTCCCGTTCACCTCAGACGAGAGGATTTTAGTGAAGGGTTGGAAGTCTCCGGTCGGAAAAACTAAAGCGGGCAATGGGCCTCCTACTCGCTTGCGACGATAGAGCTAAAGCTCGCGGTCGTCGTAGCGGGAATGGTTGCTGTAAAAACCTGTTTACGGACCGGGTCGGTGTCCGTGGGCGGATAGCTCACTGTGAACATCACCGTGAGTGACTGCTGCACGGTAAGAACCCAGTTTCCACTCGAGTCCGTTGTAGTACCAATCACAAGTGGCATTACGAGCGACGTGCTTGAGAACGTGCCTTGATTCACCCGTGCTTCGACCGTAGTGCTAACGACTACTGCCCCGGCTGGGCTGATGATGTTGCCACTCACTGCGCAAGTCGCCATTAGCGCCTTAAGCCTTTCTCAGTCCAAAAGACCGAATAACCGTAAATCGTCACGGGCTCGTCCACTCCGTCGTTACGAAACTTAAGGCGAATGCAATCGCCCTCGGAATTGCCCTGCATGTTGTTCAGATTGAACACAATTGGGGTAAGGGCTGACGTGTAATCGTCCCAGTAAGCTTCATCCCAAAAGCCCACGTCCCAGAGCGCAGTGGCGTCGCCAGCAGCCGGGGTAATGGAGCCAGAAATCGTGGAGCGCTGGGTCAGCACTGCGCGGTAGCCAGCCCAGTAGTCCAGAACGAGGTCCCAGTCGCCCACCGCGTCCACCCAGGCTACGACCTTATGAAAGCGCTTGTCTTGGTTTGGGGAGCCTAGGTCCAGAAACGGTGTATAGTAGTTAAAATCGATGCCCGTGCCGTTGTCGCTAAAGGTCTGGTAAGCTTTGTAGACGTAGCCCGAAGCGTCGCCTACGACCATGATCTCATCGGCCGAAGCGTCAGGGAGATAAGCCTTAGCGGCGTACACGGGGACCGTAGCGTCCGTGTCGATCACGAAGGTTCCGTCGAGAACCCGGCCCGAGAGAGTGGACTCGACGCCGGGCAGAGTGAGGCGGAGGTCCATCTTGATCGTGAGAGCCTGTTCGCCGTACTGCTTGCTCGAGAGGAACCAGTACACCATGTTGCGGTTTCGGAAGTAGGACGCAACGCCATACTGAAGAAGCGGTTTGTTCAGGTCGCCGTCAATCGAGAAGTAGGGTTCGATCGGGCGCGAGGTATAAATCGGCTTTCCGCTACCGTCCCAGAGATAAATCCCCCGGTAGTCGACCCAAGTCAGGAAACCGTTCGCTAGGGCGATAAGAGCCTGATTAGCGCAGCCCACAGTATCGATGAAAGAAAGCGTAATGTCAGTGTAGTCATCTCCACGGACAAGCCACAGCTCGCGCTCTTTAAATACTGCGAGATACTCATCGTTTCCGTAGTCAGTGTTAAACGAGATAACGGCAAGACCTGTGATCGGACCGCCGGAGGGAATCGTGATAGTATTGACGGTCGGCCAAGCTTCGGGCTCATTTAATTCTGAGAATCTTAGCACACTTCCCGTTGCGGTGACTAGACGTCGCTTCCAAAGCGTGAGAACGTTGTACGTGCCGGTCGGGAGGGTGGAATTGTCAAGGACGACGGAATCCGCCCTAGGTACGTTTTGAGTAAGGAGGCTCGCCCCTCCCGTATCGGTATAGGACGTCACGGGAAGGGTCAAGGACGCAACCAGGTCTCCGGTCGTGAAGTCCGTTGCACCGCCCACAGCCGATCGGTAGAGATTCAGCATCGAATAGGTCGTGGTGTCAACCGAGGTCAAGGACGAGAACGTCAGAACGACGGAGTTCGTCACCGCCGCGACACTCACCGAAACGGAGCCGTAGGCGTTACTCTCAGCGGAAGTCGCCCGCTTGGTGTAGCTGACCGCGTATTTATAGGTACCGGTTACGGCCCAAGCCCCGCCGCCCGCAATGGTGGTCGCGGTAAAGGTGCCAGACGGAGCTACAGAGCCGTTTTTGGTGTACTTCGTCGGGGAATACACCGAGTAAACTGCGTCGGTAGAGCCGCAGAAGTTCAGGAGCGAGATCGTATCGGTGTTAAACTGCGCAAAAGAGGTCGGCGTGATCGTGTCAGCCGGAAACACGTCGGAGCCCGCTGCCGTAGTGTCTTGAGTCAGGTCGGTGAACGTCTCGGAGTCAAGGACAACGGACTGGATCTTCCGTTCAGCCGCACGGATAACGGTTTTCGTACCGAGTGTGGTGTTGTAAACATCAATCCCGTGACAATACAGCTCCGTATCCGCCGTGGTATTGACCACCTGAGGACCGCGCCTCTTCTGAATACCCCCCGTTTGGGTGTACTCGAAGTTCGCACCTCCCGTAGCCTGGGTGTCTTTCACCCGGAAAGGGGAGTCAGAGATGTTGAGACCGCCGATATTCTCGAAGTAGGACGTTTCGAGAAACTCGCCGTTCTTACGGGTTTCTGCCATTAACCACTAATCTTGGAGAAGTTGACAACCGCTGTGGCGGACGTGCCGGTGACTTCGGCGATGCAGCCGTTCTTAAACTCAATCCCTCGGGTCATGGGGACCGCAACCGCTGACGCGTTAGCCGCACCAGTGACCTTCATCACCAAAGACGCACTAGTCGTAGTGGTAACGCCCTGACCAGCCGGGTCGTAAAGATTGATCACGCTTGCAGCGGTGCCGGGGTTAAGAACGATGTTAGTAACAAGGCAGTTCGTAGTGCAAATCTGGAGGACCTGCGCCGTGAGTACGCCAGAACTATTTACGGGTTCGAGAATCATGAGGGCTCCTTAAAACTGATCTTCTGGGGACCAATGTTTAACAAACATCGGGTACTTGCTTCGTTGTTGGACGACGGCCTTAAACTGCGCCGCAAGCTCGTTGAAGTTCGCCTTAGCGAGCGCCGACGTATCGACGCCGTTTACGAGCGATTCCTTCATCTTGGCCTTGTAAACCGCGTACATCTCGATGAGCTGGCGGAAAATCGGCATCATGTTTGCGGACGCCGTATCGCCTGCCTGCTGAAGCACGTCTGGGAAGTAAATGTACTCTACGCGAAGGGACGCGGACTCCGAGAAGTTCGGCACGGGGCGAAGAACGAGGTTGTTTTCACGGAAAAAGTAGGAGGGGAAATACGTGTTCGTATCCGCCCCTCCCTGAGTCGAGTAAGACTGAGAAATGTCGTTCCGGTAGGGGAGTACC